AAACAAATTATATATGTGGGCTAACTCTACAAGCTCAGCAACAATAACAGTAGCTTTATGTAAAATGACTTTTGTAGCAGGAAATACAGGAGCTATTGACCCTGTGCTATTAAACGAATTAACAATAACAGGACAGGCTAGTAATGACAATTTACAAGTAACTAGAAACTTAACTCCTGAAACAACTTTAGCTGCAGGTGATGTTTTATTTGCTATGGTAAAAGCATCTACAGCAGCAACAACATATTTTAAAGTAGGAATAGAAGTCGGATATGACAATTAATAACAAATACAAAATGAGTGATACAATACAAGATACGATAAAAGTGGGAATGGCAAATTTAGGGGCGATAGGAATATCTTTAACAGATATAAATGAAGTATTATCAACAGTTTCTTTAGTAATGGCTATTTCATTTTCTATTTATCAATTTATAAAAACAAAAAAATAATATGGCAAGTACAGTAACAGCATCAGATTTAACAGTAACTATAACAGAATCTTACACATTAAACGGTGTAAGTTATGGTAATACTACAAATAAAGTATTTACATCTAAAGGACAGATTGACCAAAGAATAATGAATGTTGCAACATCATCTACAACTTTATTTATGTTTGACGCTACTGACAGCGCAGGAACAGGAGTTGCAGCAGATTATGTTTATTTTAGAATAACTAATTTAGATGATACTAACTTTGTTACTTTAAGATTATTTAATGGTGCTGATAGTTTTTGGCTTAAAATAGCTGCAGGAGAATCGTTATTATTAATGAACAATGAAATGGACGCTGTAACAGGAACGTCTTTTGGGGCCTTAGCAGACATTACACATATATACGGACAGTCAGATACTGCTGCTTGTGATGTTGAATTTATGGTAGTAACTGAATAATATGGCTAAAAAAAGAAAGCTAAACTCTAAGAATCCAAAGTATATGGACGAGGTTGTTGAGGTTAAAAATACCAAAAAACTTATTAGAGAAATAAAAGGAGTACGAATTTACGCTATTTTTAATGAATAGTTGTAATTTATTCCTAGTGAGAGATGCTTTTACTGATAAATCTATTATTGGTAAGCTATATCTAAATGGAGAATTTATAGCACATACACTAGAACTTCCTTGGAAAAACAATGAAAAAGGTATATCTTGCATCCCTAAAGGAGTGTATGATTGTAGGGTTAGATATGCTGATGAAAGTGCAAGTAGAGATTACACACACCTTATTGTAGAGAATGTTCCTGACAGAACATATATACTGTTTCATCGTGGTAACTCCGCAAAAGATAGTAGGGGTTGTATTTTAACAGGAATGATGAGGGGTGATGATGTAATATATCAAAGTAAAAACGCCCATAATCTTCTTATGAAAACAATCATAGATAATAAGATGGAAAATAAAATTGAATTAGTAATTAAAAATAGATAAAATGAATAAGTTTTTAGAAAAGTTTTTATTAGGTACAATGTTTAAGAGTAAGAAATTTTGGTATACAGTAGTTGGTTGTTTAACTACTTTACTAAGCGAGCAGTTTGGACTAGACGCTACAGAGGTAAACAATATTCTTATGAGTATTGCAGCTTTAGTTTTAGGACAAGGTATTGCTGATACTGCAAAAGCAAAGAAATAATTTGCATATTAAATAAATATAGTTAACTTTGTAGTCCTTCTCTGAGTGTTTTCATAGTGGGTTTTAGTTAGCAGTAATTAAGAGTGAGAGGTTAATAACTTCTCACTCTTTCTATTTATAAGGTTTTTTTTATTATATATTTACTAAAACTAAAATTATAAATTATGCTAGAAAAATTAAAAGGAAAACGATTGAGGCTGTCTGCCGAAGAAGTTGAGCTTATTAATGAGTTCAGAGGTGATAATTTAGAAAACATTAATGGAAATACTGCGCTAGATATACACTTAAAAGAGAGAGGAATAGACAAGAAAGATGTTGTTAGTGTAAAACATTGGCAAAGTATGAGTGGAGATTTAAGATTCTCTATCGTCACAAAGGAAGATTTTGGTTTAAATGAAAATCAAATCTTTAAAAAAATAAATAACTTCATAGAAGAATACTCTCCTACTTATACTACAATAAAACATACTAAAGGTAATCATCTTCTTGTAATAAATCCTGCAGACATTCATATAGGTAAGTATGCTAACGAGCTAGAAACAGGAGAGCAATATGACTGTGAAACTGCTGTAGTTAGAGTATTAGAAGGCATAGAAGGATTAATACAAAAGTCAAAAGGATTTGAAATTGACAGGGTATTATTTTGTGTAGGTAATGATGTCTTACACATTGATAATGTGTATAATACAACTACAAAAGGTACGCATCAAGATACTGATGGTAAGTGGTGGGAACACTATGAGATTGCTCTTATGCTTTATGTAAAGTGCATAGAAACATTAAGACAAATTGCACCTGTAGATGTTATACATAGTATGAGTAATCACGATTATCAAAGTGGCTTTCATTTAGCACACACATTAAAGAGTTGGTTTAGAAAAACTAAAGATGTTAGCTTTGATATAACGGTAGCCAACAGAAAATATTACAAGTATGGTAATAATCTTATTGGTTTAGAACACGGAGACGGTGCTAAAATGGATAAATTACCTTTACTTATGGCACAAGAAAGACCTGAAATGTGGAGTAAAAGTAAATTTAGATATTGGTATTTACATCACATTCACCACAAAGTAAAACACAAATGGTTAGACGCTAAAGACTATATTGGCGTTACTGTTGAGTATATGAGAAGCCCATCATCTGCTGATAGTTGGCATTCACGCAAAGGATTTTGCGGCGCATACAAAGCTTGCGAGGCTTTTGTTCACGATAAAGAAAGCGGTCAGGTAGCAAGATTAACACATTATTTTTAACCCTTAAGTAACCCTTTACATAGGGTATTTAATACCCTTATATATAAAGATAAAGATAAATATAAAGATAAGGATAAAGATAAATACTAGGTTAAACCGCATTTTTTTAAAAATAACTTATAAATTATTTGGTGTTTATAAAAAAAGCTGTATCTTTGCATAGAATTATCTAACTAAGTATTAACGAAAACACATACATTATGGCATATCAAGTAAGTAGTTGTTGCGGCGCAGACTACGAAGAGCGTGGAGATTATGATAGATTTAACTTTTACGTTTGTTGTAGATGCGAAGAAGAATTTGAAGAACCTATTATGGATTATGATTACAGAAACTTTATGATAGATGATAGGAAAGAAGCGGAGGCAGATGAGTACAGAGACAAAATGGCAAGCATACCATTTGGTTAAAATTAATTAAATAAAACTAAAACTAATATGAAGAAAATAAAAAACACACAACCCGAAGTTAAAGAAACTAAAAAAGACGCACTAAGAAGACTATTCTTAGCAAACAATCTTGTTGAAGAAGATGTATACAAAGATAAAAGAGGCTTTGTTATTATCACAAGAACAGGTATAGACAAGATAGTAAGCAAACAAAACATACAAGTAGCTTACGAGCCTGTTGTAATGGAAAAAGATTGGGTAGTTATGAGAGCTACTGCAAGCTTACAACAAGGTAAAACAACTAGAAATATGATGTCTTTTGGTGAAGCATCTGATTCTAATCTAATGGGAGGTGGTAAAAAGTTTCCTGTTGCTATGGCTGAGAAACGAGCTATGTCAAGAGTTGTGCTTAAGATAGCAGGATTCTATGAGCAAGGAGTGTTTGGTCAAGATGAAATGGTAGATTAGTGAACAATAATTGGTTTGATGAGGTTGTTGATGGAAAGCCTAAACAAGCAGAATATTGGCAGATAGATTACATTGACAGCCTCTTACCTAGAACCGCACTACCGCTTAACGAACAGCACGAAATAGCAAATAGAATTTACGATAAAGATTTTAGTGAAATAGAAGCAGACGAAATAATAATACTATTAAAAGAAAATGAAGTTAAATCAGACCCCAAAGACCAATACCAACAGTTCGTCAAAAACGGAATGTTTAGTAGTTAGCATAATACGAAACCCTACAAGAGCATTTACATACTCTGTATGGTATGGAGATAAGTTCTTAGGAGAACTGATAGAGGACGACATTCAAAGACTGCTAGGTGATGAAACTAAAAAGTTTTATCAAGACAATCAAACTAATTTTTTAGTTGCTAAAAATAAAATTAAAACCATTATTAATAAAAAAAAATACTTTTAAAATGAAAAACAATTATGAAAAAGTTAGGGCCTCAAGAAATGAGTTAGAGGCTATCTTAAGAATCAGAGGAATATCTAAACAAAAGTTTGGAAGAATATTAAACATAAAAGGCTCAACAATAGAAAAATATGTAGAGAAGCCTTACTACCTAAGATACTACCAAATGCAAAGACTTGCTAACTATCTTAACATAGATGTTAAAGATGTAGTAGACATAGTTGAGGTAGACCTAGAATCAAATGCTATAGTAGTAGATGGTGAAGAAAACTTTAAGGCTATAGAGTCTTTACTATCTAAAAGTGAATAGCATATATGACAGAAGAAGGAAGGAATGTTGTAGATAGTCTTATAACATTAAAAGAAGAAGATAATAAAATTAAAATAAATCAAATAGAATTAGATAATTACTTTAACAATAGCGGCTTAATAGAATATAATAAAAAACTAAAAAAACCAATAGAAGATTATAACCTAAAAGAAAAGCAAATTGTAAAAAATGATATGTCTAAATATAAATTAAAAAAATATGGCAGATAAAAATTATGTAGCAAGTAGTATCAAGAAAGTTACTACACAGTATGGAGACTTGTTTAATGCAAGCTTTAAAGTAGAAGACCTACAAAAGATGGCTAAGAGAGGTTGGGTAAATATTACAATAGCAGAACGTAGAGAAGTTTCTGAGAAAGGAGCAACTCACTATGCTTATGAGAATACTTACGAGCCGCCTAAACAAGACTTGACAGCACACGAAGATTCGGTAGGAGACGACTTACCGTTCTAAATTTTAGAGAG